GACCACGACATTAGCCACTCAAATAACCCTCAAGCGGGTCAAGAGTTTATTCAAGCATTTGGCAAGTTATATCAAGGCAACATTGAGAGTTCAACTAAAAAAGGTCGCTACATGCAAGGACGCGTAATTTATCGCGCTTGGGCTGAGGACGGTGGCAAGGCAAACGCCGCTGTGTTTAAAGCTATTGATAATGCCAATGCAAGATTTTCAAGAAAACAATATTTCAGAAAGGCGTCAAAGTGAGTGTAGTAATTGATATTGCCGCCCAATTCACAGGTCAAAAGGCTTTTAAGTCAGCGGAAAACGCAGCTGATAGATTAGGCAGAAATGTTAAACGCGCCTTAATTGGTGTTGGTGTTACAGCATTTGCCAAGTCTGCCATTACCGCATTTGCCCAACAGGAAAAGCAATTAGAAATATTTAAAAACTCTTTAAGAAACATTGGGTTTGCTTTTGCCACAAATGATTCACTTGCCTTTTTAAATTCTCTTAAACTGCAATTTGGCGTTGTTGATGAACAATTATTGCCCGCGTATCAGCAACTATTGGCAACTACCAAGAGCTTGGGCGGCGCACAAAATTTAACCAACCTTGCTTTAAACCTTGCAGCAAATCAAGGCATAAGCGTAACGGAAGCGGCTAACGCTTTAAGTAAAGCCTATCTAGGAAACACAAAGTCATTAGGCGCATTAAAATTAGGCATAAGCAAAACAACATTGGCTTCAGGTGATTTTGCTAAAATCATTAAAGAGATTGGGATTCTCACTTCAGGTGCAGCCGCCGCTGGGGCTGATACATTTGCTGGCAAACTAGCAAGAATAAAGGTTGCAACAGACCAAGCAAAAGAAAGCATTGGTAAAGGATTAGTCAACGCTTTACTAGCTGTGAGTTCATCAACCGACATTGAGCAGTTACAGACAAAGATTATTAGTTTTGGTGAATCGGCAAGAGTTACCTTTGAGAACATTGGTAAATACATAAGTGAAAACATTGGTTTATTAAAAGCCATGTCCGCTGTATTGATTTCCACATTTGTCGCTACCAAATTGGTTGCTGGAATTGCAGCTGTAATAACCGCTATTCAAACCCTGACTAAAGCCTACAAAGCTTTAAGAGCCTCGGCAGCAGCCGCCGCAATTGCTTCAATGTTTGCTTTAAACCCATTGGGTGCAGCAGCTATGGCAGCGGGCATGGTTGTCACAATTGGTTTGGTTTTAAAGAGTCTGGACATGCTTGTTGATAAAGCAGTTGAGGCACAAAGAACAATTGCTGAAGTTGCAGGGTTTACAGATTCATTAAATCTTTATGGTTCACCTGCTTCAATTGCTGCTACCAAGGCGGCTAAACTAGCCAAGGAAAGTTTAGACCTTAAGAAAAAAGAACTTAAAACAGCACAAGACGCAGCCAAATTAAAGAGAGCGCAAACTTTATTTGATTTGGACAATATTCAAATCATTGCTGCATTACAGCGAAACATTACAGAGGACGAAAGACTACGCCTTAACCTTCAATTAGCATTGCTTACAAAAAATGTTGATGAAGCCGATAGACTTTCTCAAGAACTTTTGAAATCACAAACACGCACAACTGGACTTGCTTTAGTCATTGCAAACTTGCCTAAAGCCCTAAATCCGTTTGAAGCTTACCCACAGTATATTCAAGACGCTATTGATGAGTTAGCAAAATTAGCAGCGGCACAAAGAGAAGTCAGCATGTGGTCAATGATTCGTCAAAAGAACGCCGAAGTAATTGCCTCAAAAGTTCCTTTAACTCAACAAAATGCTGCAACTGTTTTATCGGGCGCACCTGCCGCATTAAACGAGTATCAAGCAATCACAGGTGAGATGGCGTCTTTAGGTGTTCGTAATATGGGCAGTTTAAACATAACAATCAATAATGCTGGCAATGTGGTTTCAGACGCAGACCTTGTTGACCAAATTAGAAACGGTTTGTTAAATTCAAATCTATCAGGTTCTCCTAGCGCAATCGGCAGGTTGCTTGGTGCGTTCCAGTAATGGCACTCCCCGCAACCCTTGATGTTTCTTTAAACTTTTCGTCGGGCGCAACCTTTCAAAACCCTTTTACAATTGGCGACCCCGTTAACGGTGTCCTTGGTGTTGGTGTTCTATCAGACGCCACCGCACCTGCTTTGATTGCTAACTTAACTGCTTCAACAAGGCGCATAAGCATTAGACGCGGGCGAAATGTTCCCCGAGATATTTACGAGGCTGGCACTTGTGTTGTAAGAATCTATGACCCTAATTCAGACTTCAATCCCCAAAACACTAGCTCACCTTACTATGGTCAGTTAGAACCGCTAAGAAAACTTAGAGTTTCTGCAACTGTCGGCGGTACGACTTACTATCTGTTTAGTGGATACACAACAGCTTATGCCTACACATACGACCAAGCTGAGAACATGGCTTATGTGGACATTAGTGCAAGTGACGCTTTTAGATTGTTTAACTTGGCTTCAGTAATAAATGTAACTGGACAAGCTGCTGGACAGGATACTGGTACGCGAATCAATAAGATTTTGGACACCGTATCTTTTCCAAATGGTATGCGTAGCATTGAAACGGGCGACAGTCTTACAGTTGCAGACCCAGCAACTTTGAGAACCTCTTTAAGCGCATTGCAAAACTGTGAGTTCTCAGAGCAAGGGGCTTTCTACATTACGCCCGAAGGCAACGCAATCTTTAAGAATAGAAACACAGTCATTTCAAGTGCGGGCGATACACCAACTGAGTTCAATCAAACAACAGGTATTCCATACAAAAACTTAAAGTTTGCCTTTGATGATAAATTGATTATTAACACAGCCACAATGACGCGAGTTGGTGGCACTAGCCAAACAGCTTTAGATTCAGACAGCATTGCTACCTACTTCCCCCACTCCATAAGTGTGCCTGAATTGGTAATTGATACTGACGAAAATGCAATGAATATAGCTAAACTTTATGTTGCGACCCGTAGCAGCACAACAATACGGATAGACGAAATGACGCTGGACTTGTCAGACCCAGATGTCCCAACAGCCACAATCCTAGCCTTTGATTATTATGACAATGTTTTAATTAGCAATATTCAACCCGACGGCTCAACAATAACCAAGAACTTGCAGGTTCAAGGGGTGGCTCATGACATAACACCAAACACATGGCAGACAGTTTTGACTACCTTAGAGCCGACCTCAGATGGATTTTTGATTGGCGATTTTACATATGGCGTCCTTGGGGACGATATACTTAGCTACTAAAGGAGATATACAATGGCAACAGGTTTTCCAGCTTCAACGGGTGATGTTCTGTCAGCTGCAATGTTTAACGGCTTAGTAGCGTTTACATTAAATGCCCAAACAGGAACAACTTACACAATTGCTTCAACTGACCAATATCAGGTTTTAGTTGTAACAAGCAACGCAGGTACTAAAACAGTTTCTATTCCAACAGACGCAACTTACGCATTTCCTAATGGAACTGCTATAACTATTTTAAATACGGGCGCAGGACTTTTAACAGTTAACGCAGTAACTTCAGGAACAACAACTATAACAAGTGCGGGCGCGACCCCTGCCGCACCAACAATTGCACAATACAAATCTTGTGTTGCGATTAAAATTTCAACAAACGCTTGGACTATTGTTGGGGCTATTGCATAAATGTTAAATATAATTGCTGCACAACTCGCACCAATTACAATCTCAACATTTACTGTTGATTATTTAGTAGTTGCTGGTGGCGGCGGGGGCACATCTGTTGGTGGCGCTGGCGCAGGCGGAATGCGTTGCACAGTTACTGCAACAGGTGGTAGTGGTTCTTTAGAAACTGCATTGACTTTATCTGCAGGAACTTCTTATAGTTTAACTGTTGGCGCAGGCGGATCAGGTGGAACAGCAAGCACAATGGGAGTTGTAGGAAGTAACTCAACCTTTTCCACAATTGTTAGTACTGGTGGTGGTAGAGGTGCTGGTTATATTTCTTATCCTGCAAATCAAAATGGGGGCGCGGGGGGATCAGGTGGTGGCAGCCTTGACAATGGCACCGCGGGTGCTGCAAGTCCAACAAACCAAGGTTTTGCAGGTGGAGTAGGAGATGCGGGGGGCGCGGGGGGAGGAGGAGCTGCAGGAGCGGGTGGCGCAGCGCCTACTGTTGTCGGCGGAAATGGTGGAAGTGGTAGAGCAACATCTATAAGTGGTTCATCTGTTACTTACGCAGGTGGCGGGGGAGGGGGAGCCCGTAACGATAGTAACCTTTCTGAAACACCTGGAACTGGTGGAACTGGGGGTGGCGGAAATGGTGGAAGTCCATCAGGAACACCAGCCGCACAATCAGGAACTGTAAATACAGGAAGTGGAGGTGGAGGTGCTGGGGGTGCGGCGACACTTAGAAATGCTGGTGCAGGTGGTTCAGGAATCATTATCCTTAAATATCCTGATACTAAAACAGCAACTTTCAGCGGTGGTGTTACTCAATCAACCACATCAAGCGGCGGATTTAAAATATCAAGTATCACAGCAGCAGGTGTGTCAGATACAGTTAGTTGGGCATAATGGCACATTACGCATATTTAGATAATAACAACACAGTTGTTGCAGTAATAGTTGGCAAGGACGAAACCGAACTAATAGATGGTTTAGATACTGAAACTTATTACGCACAAGGTACGCCTTATACAGTAAAGCGCACTTCATACAATGGCAATATACGCAAAAATTATGCAGGAATTGGTTATACATATGATGAAATAAGAAATGCTTTTATAGCCCCTGAGCCTGTTGATGCTATTGGTTTTGATGAGGATACCTGCCGTTGGATAGTGCCGCCATACAATGCAACCTAAATTATGTGCAGCTGGCGTGCGGTTAAGAGAACAAATAGATGATTCATACCAGAGCCGCCTTCGTCGGTCTGATGGGTGGATTGCAAATTTGCGTCATCAGCAAGCAGGTAAAAGCGACCACATACCCGACGCTAAAACTGGGGTCGTCCGAGCAATTGACATTGACGCTAGCCTTTCTGACAACAAAGGGGATTCAATCTATTTGGCAAATCAGCTTAGACTCTACGCTAAGGATTACGGACGCATATCTTATGTAATCCACATGGGTCAGATTGCTTCTCCAATCTTGAACTATAAGTGGAGAAAATACAGAGGTTTTTCACCGCACACCCATCACATTCATTGTAGCTTTAGAAAGAACCAAGACGACAATTCAGATTTCTTTGACATACCACTACTAGGGGGTAAAAATGAATAGCAAGACACTAGCCATAATCAACTCATACGCACGCAGCGCATTTGTTTGTTTGGCAACCGTATATGTAACAAATCCTTCAGGTTCATTTGATGATATTTGGAAGGCATTTTTAGTTGCTTTTGCAGCACCTCTGTTAAGAGCTTTATCTCCTTCAGATACTGCATTTGGCATAGGCAGTAAAGAGTAATGTCAGCCCTTGAGTGGGCTGGCTTTGCAGCTGGAATTACCACAACATTGATTGGCGTACTAGCTGGCATGCGTTGGCTAGTAAAAGGTTGGCTTAATGAATTGCGTCCGAATTCTGGAACAAGTTTAAAAGACCAAGTGACACGCCTTGAACAAAGACTAGATGAACTGTTTATTGTCATAACTAGGAAGTAAAATAAAGCCATGGCAACCAAACGCAAACCCAAAAAGAAAGTAGCTAAAAGACGCAGGACTACTAAAGAGCCTGTTCTTACCAAGCTAGATTATTGGGCTATTGCAGCTAATGAGGTTTACATGGCTTGCAGAAAAGCAAACATGGACGAAGGAACAGCCCTTGCATTTGCAATGGATAGGTCTAGTTATCCTGATTGGATTATTGACACTAAAGACCCAATCAAAAACCCATTAGACGACTTTGATGAGGACGACGAATAATTAGACGCGTCGCTTTCATAAGCGATTTACAGTCACCGTTCTTTGATGAAAAGAGCGTGAAGGTAGTAGGTAAGTTTTTAGCTAAGTGGAAACCTCACCAAACAATTCAAATTGGTGATGAGATTGACCTTCCTCAGCTTGGTGGATTTAATGCAGGAACTATTGATGAGATGGTTGGAAACTTAGATGATGATAGAAACCTTACCCAAGATGTACTTCAGTACCTTGGTGTAACAGATGTTGTAGGTAGCAACCATGGAATTAGACTTTACAGGTCAATCAAAAAAAGACTCCCAAGTTTTCTTAACTTACCCGAAATGCAGTATGAGCGTTTTATGGGATATGACAAACTTGGTATCAACTTTCACCCACATGGACTTGACTGGGCAAGTGGTTGGACG